GCCCTCGACGGTCGTGCCACGGCACTTGCGCAGGCGGCGGGCGACGCACTTGCGGCTCGGGGTGCAGCGGGGGCAGCCGTGGACTGTCGGATCCATGGGGCGACCGTTTCCCGCGAAACGCCGCCCGGGGGCAAATTCACGACAGGTCGTCGGCCATCGTGTTGCCGTCGACGGCCTCGAACCCGACGTCGCGGGCGACGCTCGCGTTCACGCGGGCCCGCTGCGCGTCGGTCTGCTTGCTCGTGTAGGTGAGCAGCGCCGAGTCATCCCAGAGGCCGAGCATCAGCTCGAACGACGGCAAGGCGACGGGGGTGCTCGGTCGGGTCGGCAGAATCATCGTCGCGCTCATACCCCACCAGAACGGCCCGACCGGGCAAAGCTTGAGCCAAATCGTGTGGGTCATCCGAGACCCTGAACACGAGGTCAGGCACGCCGTCACGGTCGACCACGTCGACGCGGCCGGGCGCCTCGCATTCGAGGCAGAACGTCGGGCCCGTGTTCTCGACGACGTGCTCGGCGCTACGGTGCTCGCCGACACTGAGCGCCACGCCGCTGCAGCTCGAGCAAGGAATCTCGCGTAGGGTCATCGTCGGCACACCTCGTAAAGGGCGACGTAGCGGTCGAGCACGGGGCGCAAGGTCTCGACGACGATGGCGCATCGAGCGGCATCGTAAACGGCGGCGAACGCAGCTTTGAGCTCGGCCGGTTTGACGAGGGCGACCGAGGCCCGGCGCACCGCGGCGCCTGGCTCGACGCACGAGTCGAGCGCCTTGCACTCGGCGCCGCCGTCGCGGTCGGCGAGCTCGGCGTGGAACTCGGCGGCGGCCTCGATGAGTTCGCCATCTCCGAGGGGGTCGTGTAGCCAACCGTGCAGCGCGTCGAGGGCGACCTGCTCGGCATACGTCTTGCCGTCGCGGTCGGGGTACACGACGTCGATGCTCATGGGGCCGATGCTCTTGGCGAGCTCCTCGACGAGGGCGCGGTCGACGAGCCCTTTCGCGGCAGCGTCGTCAAGTGTTCGGGCTCGTCAACGAGCTCGGCATCGAGGACGTGCGCACGGCCTCGTGGGTGAAGCCTCACGGCGTGTCGGGCAAAACGCGAGGCACGCATAACGCGTGGGAGCCCGTCTTATACAAGCCGGCTCGACGGTGCCAGCCCGGGCGGCGCGACTGGATCCTGACGCCGAACGCACGCAAGGGCGGCAGCTCGCTTCCTGGCCGCAAGCCTCGAAAGTTCTGCACCTGGTTGTTCGAACTGCTCGGCATGGCCGCCGGCGACGAGCTCGTCGACAAGTTCCCGGGCTCCGAGATGGTAACGCGTTGCTGGCGGGCGGCGAACGGGTCGCTGCCGGCGCCGGGCGACGTCGTCGATTCAGTACCGATCGCCTAGTCGCCCATGGAGGCGAGCGTCGCGAGGGACTGCCGGGCGAGGGCGAGCCGCACGCGTCCCTCGCGGTTCACCCGGCAGCCGTGGCCCCGCAGGTACACGCTCAGAACGGCGCCGTGCAGCTCGGAGGCGGCCGCCTTGCGCAGGCAGTAGTCGCGAGCCCGGGCCAGCGTCGACACGACCGCCCACGCGCACCGCCGCGAGGCGTCGTCGCCCACGCCGGCGAGCGACCGCCACGAGCTGTCGGCGCCGCCGTAGGCCGGGACGTTACCCCGGTTGATTTGGCCAAAGCAGATCGAGCGGCCCCGGTCGCCGAGTCGACGGCCCGAGTGCACCCCCCGATCCAGGTTGCCCGACTCGCGGCGCACGGTTGCCAAGGCCAGGGCGGCCCACAATCGCCGTTCCCTGCCCGGCAGCGCCCCCGTCATCACGGCGCGGTCGACCGCCCACGCGAGCGCCCCGGCGGCCACGGCGAGCCGTTCGCGCCGTTCCTCGGCGGGCTCGACGTGGGAGGGGGGCGACGGCCAGGTGAGGGCCAGCGAGAGCAGCCACGGGGCAAGGGTGCTCACTGGGCGGCCTTGGCGCAGGTCGCCTCGATGCGCCGAGCCTCGGCCCGCAGCCGCACGACGACGAGCTCGGCGGCATCCTCGCGGCGCAGCTGCTCGACCTCGCGGAACTTGCGCCGCTCGTCCCGCTCGCGCTCGAGCACGCCGTACACGCCGAGGATGCCGCCGACGAGGGCGAGCACCCCGAGCCAGCCCGCGAGCTTGATGGTGTTGGCCGCGACGCGCACCTGCCGCCGGGTGTCGCCCGCCTCGGCGAGCACGTCGAGCATGTCGCTGCTGCGCGCGTCCCACGTCGTGACGACGGGGGCGAGGGCCTGCACGAGGGCGGCCTGCACGACGGGGGCGAGCCCGTCGACGGCGCTCGCGACGATCTCGCGCTGTAGCGGCGTGAGCGGCGGCCGCTCGCTGAGCGGGATCGGTTCGGTCATGTCGTCGGCTTTCCCCTGAACACGTTGTGCCCGGCCGCGCTATTGCGCCGGATCCGTTGCGCGAGCTCGACGCCGTCGTGCGCGAGAGCTCGGGTCTCGTTTTGCGTTCGGCGCAGCGCATTGTTCATGCGGCGCTCGGCCTCGCTCGCCGGCAGGGGCGAGGATTTTGGCGCCCGATTGAACAGCTGCGCGAGCAGCCGGAGAATCACGCGCCCGGTCTCCCGGGGAATCGAGAGCCGAGCGAGCGCTCGATCCGTTGCAAGACTTCCAGCGTCTTGGCCAGGGCGTCGTCCTGGCCTTTCAGACGCTCTCGCACCGTCACCTTGTGCTCCACGTCCGCCTCGAACAGGTGCACCATTTTCGAGACTGCATCGCGCCGATCCTTCTGTTCGCCCTTCGCCCACTGCCACAGCACGAACGCCGTCGGGCTCGACCCGAGTAGGGACCATAGCGCATTGATCGGGTCGCCGCTGGACGACGCTAACGTCGGCGCCGCCGAGGCCGCTGCCGCCTGCGCAATCGCCACCGCCGCCCACGAGGCGCAAGTGACGGCGACGAGCGCCACGGCCCGGAACTTCACGCCCGCCCGGCATCGGTGTGCACCCGGATCATGTCGAGGAACTCGGTCATCGGAAACCCCGGGCCCGGATCCGTGTGGGTCGACTTTTTGAACGCGAGCGAAACCTTGGCGTGCGTCGTGATGCCGGCGTGCCCCGCGATCAAGCCTTCCTCGTCGACGAACTCGACCGGGATCTGAAAGTGCTGGCAGAGCTCGGCGGCGAGTGGCGCTGCGAGCGCGAGCATTTTCTTACCGAACTCGTCGAGCCATTGCGTTTTGGTTTGGCTCACGTAGCCGGAAAGCTCGAGGCCGATGCCGGTCGAGTTGCACCCCGGCGCGTGCCACGCGATGCGCTCGGGCGCGACGCACTGAACGATCGTGCGCGAGTCGACGCAATAGTGCGCGCTCGTTCTGACCTTGTCGGTTGTCTTCTGTCGCGCGAAATAGTTCGCGACCGCCATCGCCGTCCCGTCTTTCTCGGGCGCCTGCATGACGTGGATCACGAGGTGCCGTTTCTTGACGGGCCCGACGTTCTTTTGCCAGTTCGTCGCCGGCACGACGAGGTGAGGCAGGCGCAGCTTGAACGCGGCCGTCATGGCGTCACCTCACGTCGGCGACCGTGGCCAACGGCGCCCGGGCCGTGCACGACGACGACGCCCTCGCCGGGAATGTTCGTCGACACCTCGGCGAGGACAACGCTTTGGCGAATTTGCCGCACTTCACCCCCGAGCGTGAGCGGGGGTAGATGGGGAAACGCTCGCTCGAGCCGCGAGAGAATGCCGCGCAGAGCGTCCTCTCCGCTTTTGTCGACGTCGGCCCGGTGCGCCCAATTGCTCGCCCAAATGCCGAGCACCCTGAGCTCGTGCCAGTTGATTTCGACGACCAGGTCGCGATCGGCTCCGCACGGCACGCCTTTCGTGTCGCACTTGGGGCAGCCGCTCGCATCGGCGATTTCCTCAGCAGTGAATCGCGCGCCGCACGTCGTGCACCACTGCACCTCGATGCGATCACTCATGGCGGCCCCGCGTCGCCGAGCTGCAGTGGCGACGCGGGCCCGGGCGGCACGCCCGCGACGACGTCGGCGAGAGCTCGCTCGACCGACTCGACGCACGCGGCGACGAGCAACTTGCGCATCTCGGGCCCGATGTCGTCGGCAACCGATTGCGACGTGCCCTCGCACACGAGCACGATGTGTTGCTGCACGTCCGGGATGGCTGCCGAGCAAGCAGCGAACACACCGAGCAGAGCGAGCACGAGCAGGGCGAGCCAATGGATCATGCCCCGAGTGTACCCCTCGCGCGTTCAGTCGGCTATCACCTCGGCCGTGAGGTGAGCGCCCTCGACGAGCTCGGCCGTGAGTTGCACCGATTCAACGAGCGGGCCCGACAGCGACGCGCCCTCGACGAGCTCGGCCGTGACGGGATCCATCACACCCCCTCGCGCATCACTTCCACCGCTCGCCACCGCGTGCGCACCGGCTCGGCGACGCCGTCGAGCGTGATGTCGGCACGAATGCGGGCCGTGCCCTCGGCGCCCACCGGGATGTCGCCCGCGGCGTGCACGCGAGTGAGACGCGCACGCGTCGCCGTCTCGGCCACGTCGGGGGGAACAGGCCCCACGGTGGCCGCCCAGGTGGCCGTGACGCCGTTTGCGAACCGCACGAGCAGCCGCGCGCTCGTGATCGCCGACAGGTCAAACGGCGCGCCCGAGCTCGTGACGTCGAACGTCGTCGAGACGGGGGCGGCAGCTCCGACGTAAAGGGATCCAGACATGGGCGTTACATTGCCCGGTCGCCTTGCAGTGAGTGAAACGGCAAGCAGGCACGCTCGACGCCACTCCGAACGAGATGCCTCTGACCGACGACAGTGCACCTCGACCCCGATCGGCGACCGGGCAAGTGAGACGATAGCAGAGCTCAGAACGTTTGGGCGCGCCAAGCGGCGAACAGCAACGGATCGTCGGTGCTGATGGTGTCGACGCCAGCGTCGGCGAGAGCATCCCACACGGCGACGACGTCGCCCGACAGCTCGATCGGGTGCGTCGAGAGCTGCAGCCGGGCGCCCCTCGAGTGCGCGTCGTCGACGAGACGCTCGAGTGCGCTCCTATCGGCGGCGGGCATATCGCCATGCCCCTCCCACGCAAACGGCCATTCAACGGACACGAGACCCGTGTCGGGGTCGGCGCGAAACGAGAACCCCGCCGGCGTGGGCGCGGGCGGCGGGTAGTATTGCTGCCCGATGAATACGACATCGACCCACGAGGCGAGCTCGGGGCGCGCCGCGAACGCCGCGAGCACGCCGTGAAAGACGCCCGGGATCGCGACGCCGGCGAGGCTCGGGTGCGTCACCTTGGTTTCGATCTGCAGCGTGAGGCGAGCGGGGCGGTCGGCGCCGAGCGCAGCGAGCGGCGCTAGGTAGAGTGTTTCTAGCGTCCGCTCGGGCGAGCATTCTCGGGCCGTGTGGCACACGAGCAGCCTGCCGGCGGAATACACGAGGTCGACCTCGATCGAGGCGACGCCGGCGGCGATGGCCTCGGCGAGCGGCGCCGCGCGCCCGTAGTCGTTGTGGCTGTGCCCCTTTGGGGCAGCGGACGCGTTAACCGCAGTGAGCAGCACGACGAGGGCAATCAGCAATCCGTTCATGTCGAACATGAACGGATTGTGCCCGGGGAACTTGAGGGTTTTTCAGACGCGGGGCGGCGTCGGTTCGAGCCCGCCGAACGGCGTGCCGTGAAAGCCGCCGCCACCCTGGTCGACGACGCCGCTCGCGATGGCCTGGTCGTCGTCGTCAAAGCGCCACCAGCTCAGCAGGCTAGGGCCGGCGGCAACGCTGTCCAGATCTGTCGCGTCGTGAATCTCTGCCGCGTCGAGCGCCGAGAGGACACCCGTCCACACCGCGACCTCGCGCAGGCTGCCGGCGAGCGCGCGCGCGCCATCCTGCCGGTTTCCGAGCACGAGCGGATCGTTCTGCACGGTCGTGGCGGACAGCGAATTGTTGATCGTCGTCAAGGCCTCGGCCTGGCCGTCGATGTAGATCACCACCCCGCCGGGCGCGCTCGTGCCGTTGTAGGTGATGAGAAAATGGTGTTCGCGGCCGTCGGCGAACGCGGTCGACGTGGTTCGCACAGCGAGCGAATTGACGCCGCTGGCGACGTCGTTGTTCAGCTGAAAGCCTACCGCGCCGTCGCTGCGAAGCTGGACGATGTAGCCGCGCGCCGTCGTATCCGTGCTCGTCTTGCCGATGAGGTTTTGGGTGGTTGCCGACGACGAGTTGAACCGTCCCGAGAGCGAGAACGAGTCGGTGCGCTCGAAGTCGTACACGTCGCCGATCGAAACGCCGTCGTTCTCGCCGTCGAATATCCACCCCCCGGCGAACCAAAGCGCGAGCAGGTCGATGTTATCGAAACCCGGTGGGTGTTGCCCGCCGGGCTGGATCAAGTCGACGCCGGCGTCGCGGAACTCGTTCCACGCCGTGACCGTCGCCGGGCCAAAATAGACGCGCAGCATTTTGCCCGCGCGGTGCGCCATGTCGGCGAGCTGCACGAGCGTGCGCTTGGTGGCGTCGGGGATCGGAGCCACGCCATTCCAGGTCGAAAACGACGTGTAATCGACCTCGACGACGGCGACCTCGGCGTCGACGAGCGCCGCCGCCACGGGCCCGCCGCCGCTGCCAAACACGACGTGCGCGGGGTGCGCCGTCGGCGCGACGGGGCGATTGCCCGTGAACACGAACTGCACGTGCCCGTCGTTGAACGTGGCGTGGGCCGCGATGGCTGCCACGCACGCCGTGAACAGGGCGTCGCTCGGCGACGTTTTCAGGTCAATGCAAAGCATCGCGGGATGCTCGTCGGGATCCATCGCGGCGAGCGGCGCGAGGTAAAGCGACGTGAGCGTGACGCCGGCGGTGCCGGGCAAGCTGTGCGTCGCGCGGATTTCGCCGCCGGTCAGGTGCACGTCGACCTCGATCGACGCGAACCCGAGAGCGAGCGCGTCGACGAGCGGGCCTGGTTGCTCTTGGTCGTTGTGGCTGTGCAGCCCGTCCAGCGATTGCTGGAACGGGCCTAGACTAAAAAACCGAAAGCGGGCCCCATCACTCGGTTGTGCACCGCCAGCACTTGCGCGGCCGTTTGAGCCGCGGCGATGAGTTGCTGCCCGCCGATGATTCGGCGCTGCCCGGCGGTCGATCCCGAGCCAGCCGCGGCGACGACGAACACCGCGTTTCCGCCGCCCGTGGGCGGCACGAGCCCCCCCGACTCGGCGCCTGCAGGGCGGCCGTTGACATAGTTTTGGTAGAACGCCTGCCCCGCCGAGATCCGCCGAACCTGAGTCCACAGCACCGGCACGCGCGCCCGTTGATCGCGCACCGACACGTTGTAACTGACGTTCGCGCCCGCGGCCTCCTCGTGAAACGCACGCAGCTGCAAGAGCGGCGCGGCGACGTTTTGGATCGACTGCTGATAGAGCGTGTTGTTCGCCGTGTCGGTGTCGACGCCGCCGGCGCCGCACATGACGAGCACGCGCTCGGCGGTCGGGTCCTCGTCGGGCAGAACGAGCGAATGGATCGTGAGCTCGCCCGCTTGCCGCAGCACCGCAGGCGCCGGCGTTGCTGCCACGCGCAGGCGCCCGGTCGTCTCGACATACACGAACGTCCGCCCGGGCCAGCCCTCGCAAAAGTCGACGGTGCCCGCGTCGACGACGAGGTTGTTCGCATTCGTCTCGTCGATGAGCGTCGAATCGAAATTGCACGTGAATATCGCGCCGGCTGCGGTCGGGTCGAATTTGCCGATCGTGGCGGGGCCGCCCATCGGGTCAAAGCACAGAACCACCGGATCGCCGTTGACGAACGGGCTCGCGCTCGAACTGCCGATCGGCACGATCGTGATGTTGCGATATCCCGCCGGGCTCGACAGCGCGGTGACGTAAAACAGCAGGTGCTTACTGTCGTCGTCGCGATGCACGAGCCGAGCGATGCCTTTGACGCCGGCAGCGGAGTCGTCGAACGTCGCGAGCAGCGCCGTCACGTCGACGTTGTTCGCGTCGAGCAGATCGGCGCGCATCACGGTCGACAGGTTTTGCGTTGCATTGCCGAGCCGAATGAACGTCGCGCCCGGGTCGGTGTCGGTCGTCGTCGTGCTGAACACGTATGGGATCGACATCGCGCCGCCAAACCCGCCGTCGTCGCCAGCCGGGCCCCCGCCCTCGTTGTAGGCGCCTGCCCAGCCGTCGGGCTCGTATTGCGTGGTTTCGGTCGCCACAATCGGGCGCACGCCGTTTTCGCGCACGACGACCATGCGCTCGTGAATCAGCGACCGGTCGACGACGACGCGGCCATCGGCGAGCGTCGTCATGCCGTTGTTCACGACGCACCGAATGATGTAGGCGACGAACACGTTCGCCTCGAGCGTGAGCTCGACCTCGCCGTCGATGGCGACCGGCGAGAGGCTCGTGCCCGTGGCGACGCCATTGTCGAGCTCGAGGAGCGGCGCGCCCTTGCTCTGCCGCGGCGGGTTGCGGATCGGGTCGAGCGTCTCGTCGAAGTCGTCGGGGTCCCAAATCTGGAACCGCACGCTCGTGACGCCGGCCGGCGGCAACGTCTTGAGCCGCAGCGCGAGCACCTCGGATGGCGTCGCGTCGTAACCGTCGTCGTCGGCGTCGTCGTTGATTGTGAACAGCGCGTTTGCCATTAATTGCCTGCTTTCAGGGGCGAGCCCTCGACGTCGATCGTGATGGCTCCGAACCACCGGTTATGATGCTGCTCGGCAAGCCGCACGAGATGGCTGCCGCCCTCCCGGGGCACGAACGCGAGCGTGCTCGGCCGTAGGCGGCGAAAGACTCGGCGCTGGAACGTCGCCGCGCCGCTCTCGCTCGTGACCGTGAATTCGAGCGGCAGCACGACGCCGGCGGGCAGGGCGAGCGAATAATCGACGTCGATCAGCACGGCCTCGAACGCGCGGGGCACGGGCGTCTCGCGGCTCACCGCGAGCACGATGAGGTCCTGCCCGTATTCGATCGGGCTGATTTCGTCGGCCGCGCTCATGCCTCGACGTCCACGTGATGAAAGATGGATCCGCCGAGCGGGTCGAGCGCAAGCCGTAGGGAGTAGTGCCCGGGCACGGTCGGCGTGAACCGCTGTACCGACGATTGGCCGACGGGGTTCGAGAGCGCGGGGGGCGGTCCTGCGGGCAGCTCGGCGAAAAACACCTTGAACAGCTTACCGCCGAGCGCCGCGTCGAGGGGCGCGACAACGCCGCCCACGGTCGCGGTGAGCGTGATTTGCACGCCGACGCTGCCGACGTGCCGCTTGTGGCCGTGCTCGGGGTTCGGGTTGATCCGCGAGGGCACGTCGCCGAGGGCGGGATCCTCCCACGCCTCGACCGTGACGCCTGCGGTGAACGCCGAGCGAAACGCGGCCATCAGCCCTCGAGGCGAATGTCGTCGTCGTCCCGATCGGTGCCGTCGGGGTCGCGGTCGTCGCGAGCTGCTCGGGGCGACGGGGGCGGCGTCGGGGGCGGCGTCGGCGTGGGCGCCGGCGTGGGCGCCGGCGTGGGCGCCGGCGTGGGCGCCTCGGTTTGGGGCACGACCGGATCGTCGTCGTCGCGCTCGACGGGCAGCGCGACGAACGCGTCGAGTTGTGCTTTCAGGTCGGCAATCGCGAGCCGCAGCGCCGTGGCCTCGGTCTCGTGCCGGGCGAGCTCGAGCGCCTTCTGGCGCATCATGCGCTCGACGCGGGCAAAGTCGACGACCTGTGCCACGACGGGCACGGCGACGATCGCGTGCGTCTTGCCGATGCGCCTGATTTGCATCGGGCGCTGTTGCCCGTTCCGGATCTTGTCGGCCATTTAGAGTTGCTCCGTCGAAACGAGCCGGCGCCGCGTGACGCTGGCCGCAATGTTTAACAGCTTCAGGTGATTGGCCAGGGCGTTGGCGCCGGCCTCGCCGTTGATCCGCAGGTAATACGTCGCGTCGAGGACCGTGTCGTTGTGCGTGACGGTCACCGAGTGCGCGTTTTCGTAGGCGCCCAACGTTGCCGAGGCGTCGGTCGCAATGTCGAGCTCGGTGCCGTTGGCCACGATGGCGATCGTCGGCATCGTGCTAGGCAGGCCAGCGTGACCGCCGCCCCCGCCGGCGTTGCCGTTGATGGTCATTGTGACCGTGTTGAGCTCGTCGCCGGGCTCGACGCGCAGCGGGATCCACAGCTGCGCGCCGCTCGGCGGGGAGACGCTGGTCTGCAAGAAAAAGCCGTCGCTGCTGCCGGCGGTGAGCGACCACGTGTGCTCGTCGTTGAACTCTTCGATCTCGGCTGGCGCAATGATGACCCGATAGGCGGGGATCGTCTGGTCGTCGACGGTGATCGACGCGATGTCGAGCAGCTCGATCTCGCCCCCGTCGACGCGCATGAGGCCCCCGTGCTCGATGCTGGCCCCGCCCTCGACGATGAACGTCGAGCCGATGCCGAGCGTCACGCCAAAGGAATTGAACAGCACGCTGCCGGAAAACTCGACGCTGCCGTCGAACAAAGCGTCGCTGCCCGAGAATTGCTCGAACGACGAGCCCGGGTCGAGCTGCAGCTCGCCACCCGAGAGAAAGCGCACGCGCTGCTCGAACTGCACGTCGTCGCCGGCGCCGTCGAAAATGAGCGGGTCGGTGAGCACGTAAGTGCCGCCGCCGACGCCGTCGATCGCTTTGAGCATCTCGGCTTGTAGCGTGTTCATTTGAGCGCTGGTGAGCACCTCGTTCAGGCTCCACCCGCCGACCTTGGCCTCGGCGAGCGTCATGGTCGGAGCCCCGTCAAATCGAGCAGGGATTCATCGAGGATGAACCCGAGCGAGGTAAACATCTGGAACATCACGTGCCCTGGTAAAACCTCGTTGAGGTGTGCCTTCGCACGTTCTATCAGCTTTTGCTCGGCAGCGCCCGGGGCGACGCCGGCGCCGATATCGAACAGGACGAACACGACGAACGACGTCGAATAATTGTGGAACACGCTGCTTTTGCGGCCGCCGTTGAACGGCAGCGCCGCGGCGAGGTCCTGAAAGCCTCGCCCCGGCAGCGTCTCGGTGCCCTCGGCAGGGTCGACGATCACGACGCCTAACCGCGAATCGATGGCTTTCAGGTCGGCGTCGATGTCGGGCACGGCGGCCCGCACCTTGCGCGTGAACAGGTCGAGCACGATGGCTTGCCGTTCTACGATGCTCGCGTCGGGCTCGGGCGTGGCTCCGAGCAGCACCTCGTAAAATTCGAGCAGGTCGGTGGCGTAGCCGGGGAACGCCTGCATGGCGGCCCTCTCGCCCGTGCAGGCGGCAGCAGCGAGCGCGCTTGCCCGGGCCTGTCGCCACATGCCGTCGATGCTCTCGTCGTCGGCAGCCGATCCGCCGACGCCGACCGCCCCGCGCATCGCGGCATACACGAGCTCGGTCGGCGTGGGTCCGCCTCCGAGTTGCATCGGAAACGGGTTATGCCAGCCGAGCCCGCCCATCGATCACCAGCCGAGCAAAACGACCTGGTTGCCGTCCTCGAGCGCCGCGGCGGACGAGAACACACCGACCCGCAGTTGGTTCGTGCTCGCCTCGACGGCCGCCTGCGCGTGTTTGAGCACGAGCGGGTTCGAATTGACGACGAACGCGTGCGCCCACGAAAACGAGATGACCTGCTCGTCGCCGTTCTCGTCGGGCACCGGCGTCGGGTAGCTCACGAGATAGTTGCCCGCCGCGGTGCGCGTGATCGTCGGGTCGGCGTGCGCGCCCACCGACAGGCGCTCGGGGTTCCAACTTTCGGCGCGCCCGAGCAAGAGCGGGCCGACCTGCGCGGTAAAATGCAGCACGCTCCTCGGTCCGGTGAGGCCCATTCCGGCGAGCTGCCACATGATGAGATTGGCGATGTCCGCGCCGATCTGCCGCGTGCGGTCGCGCACTGGCGTCGTATTGACGACGGTCGGCCCGAAACTGGCTCGGTCGGGGCGCAGTGGCGATCCGCTCACTTGGCCACCGCGTCGCTCTCCTGCAGCGGCGACGGGGCGTCGCTCGCCGGCGGGGCCGACGTCGTCGGGCGACACGGCGCGAGCTCGATGCCGACCGCGCTCGTCAAAGCGCACGCGTCGATTCCAAGGCTCGCTAGCACGGCGACGAGCGTAAATAGCAGCGACGTCACGACATACCGCGTCGGGAACGTCTTGCGCGGCATCGGCGGGGGCCTAATGCCGGTGCCGGGTTGTGTGATGTCGGTCTTGGAATATTGTCCGCCGGGGCCGGCCATGGTGGGATCCTTTCAAGTCGGTAGATCGTACACTGCGAACTTGCCGAGCGTCACGCGGTTCGGTCCGTCGATGGGATCGGCGGGCAAGCTCGGCGTCGTGACCGTGATGCTCGCGAGCGTCGCGTCGGAGGCGGCCGCGCCGAGGCCCTCGGAAACGAACGTGATCAGCGATTGCCCCGCGCGCGCCGGGAACTCCTCGCTCGGGGCGGGGCGCCGGAACGCCCGTGATCCGAGCACGTTCGTCGCGAGGTTGAGCACCTCGCCGGGCCCGAGGCTGTCGAAATAGGCCTCGACGGCCTCGGCAAGCGTTGCGCTGCGCGCCATGCGGGGCGAGATCCAGTCGCCCACGGTGAGCGTGTGCGCGGGCGCCGACAGCAGGATCACCCGGTACACGCCGGCGCCGAGGTCCTCGACGGTGCTCACGGCGAGCGCCTCGAACCGGCTCGAGGCGACATCCCACACCATGAGGTTGACGCCCGAGAGCGGGCCGACGGCGCCGCTCGGCAGCTGCCCCGCCCCGTTCGTCGTGATGCGAAAGTTCAGCTGCGAGGTCACGAGCGATATCGCGACAGCTCCGCCCGCGTTGTGCACCGGGGGGAACGGCTGCAAGTCGGCCCAGCCAGCCGCGCTGCCCTTGCGCTGCGAGATCTGCACGACGGCGTTCGATGGCTGCGGCGTGTCGGGCACGACGACGACGTAGGCCTGCGCCGGCAGGAACGGCGAGCCCGGTGGCACGAGCGCCGCCGTCACGCTCGCCAGAATGCCCGCCCCGGCGCTGCGCGCGTCGGGCCCGGTCGTTGCCCCCCGCTTTTGCGTGAGCGACACGAGCACGCTGCCCGCGTTGAGCGCGCAGGGGTACACGAAAGCGTCCTCGACCGAGTTGCTCGCTGCCCTCGCAATGGCCCGGATCTGCGCCGGGTTGCCTGCGCCCGGGCGGTGGCGCACGTCGGCCGCCACCCGCGCCGAAAACGCGGCGTCGTCCTCGGCAGGGCCGCCACCGATGAACGCTTGCCCCACGACGACCGCGGTCGGGGTCGAGCCCGGCGGCGGGTTCGACCAGCGGATCACCGCCCCGACCCCGATGTTGGTTTCGTCGCCGCCATCGATGCCGACGAGCAAGAGCGTCGCGACGCCCGAGCCATTGGCGACCCCCGACACGAGCACCTGATAGCGCTTGCCGGCCTCGTCGACGCCGAACGTGGCGAACGGGTCTGCGAGCGTCGTCGAGCCGAGCCACGTCGTGCCCGGTAGGCCGGTGGCCGTGACGAACCCTGAGCCCCCCGTCGCCGGCAGGAAGTCGGCGCCCCACTGCGGGCCGTGAAAGTTTTTCAGGAACGCCGAGCCGGCGCGGTCGATTCGGATCTGCTGCGCGAGGAACTCGTCGCGCTTTTGGATGCCTTGGCACACCAGATCGACGGCGTCGGCCTCGACCCAAAAGCGCCCGCCCTCGGTCGTCGTGCGCCTGATTTCGTCCTCGGTGAACAGCTGCAGCGTCTTGGGGTTCGCGAGGTTGCGCAGGCCATTACGGAAAAACCGCAGGATGTCCTCGCGCAGTTCGCCGCGGCGAAACACGCTGAACTCTCGCTCGGTCGGTGTCGTCATGTCGTTTATCGGACCTTGCTACTCGGTAAACGTGAACCTGCGGTTTTGGTCGCGCGGTGGAGCGAGCAAGTCGATGTATTCGATCCCCGCGTTCAGTTGGCTGCCGTCGGAGGGGTCGGCCTCGGCGGCGATCCGGTCGAACCGCACGATGCCCGCTTCGCTCGCCGGCGCGAGCGCCTCGCGCACAATCGACTCGACGAGCTCGGGGCTTTCGGTCGTCACGTGCCGCACCTCGCGAAAGCGCTGGCCGAACTCGAGCACGGCGGCGCCAGATCCGCGCTGAATGCGCAAGAGGTTCACGACCAGGCCGTCGGCGATGCTGGCGCTCTCGTCAAGCGCACGGTAATCGCCCGTCGCGGGGTCGATGCTGTCGGCGAGTATCGCGACCGGCGGCTCGCTCTCGGCGTGGCCAATGATGTCGAACGCCGAGGCAGGCGAAAAGCCAGCGGGGGGGATCGACGACATGCGAAGCACTCTAACATGCCCCGGCAGCACGGCGCTTCGAGGAGTGTCCTCGGCGTACCTTATGGTAGGTCCACTGCCGCAACCCGTTGCGCCGCCGTCCGGTGCGTTTGCTGCCGGGGCGCGTCGAGCGTATCACGGGATCGGGCAGAACACGCCCGGGAAGTCGGGCAGCGTCGGCAAGCTCGGCAACGCGGGCAAGGGCAGCGTGAACCCGGGCAGCGGCGGCGATGGCAGCCCGGGCAGCGCCGGCAGTCCAGGGAACGACGGCACGCTCGGCAAGCTCGGCAGCGCGGGGATCGGTATCGCAAACAGCGGCGTGGGCGGCGATGGCAGCCCGGGCAGCGCCGGCAGTCCAGGGAACGACGGCACGCTCGGCAAGCTCGGCAACGCGGGCAATGGCAGCGTGAACCCCGGCAGCGGCGGCGGCGGGTAGGCGCACGCCATCAGACGACCGAGAGAAACACCGACGGCGATGTGAGCGGCGGCACGGGCGGCGGCGGCAGGCCGGGCCCCGGCGGCGTGCCGCCGGTGTAGAGCGCGTTCAGCGCGAGCTCGGCTTGCGCTCCGAGGTAGCAGTTTCCCTTGAGCAGGATCTTTGCTGCGTTCACGCTCACCTCGCCCGCTCGCATCGAGCCGAACGTCGCGTCGTCGACGGCCCACGCGATGCCGTCCTCGGTCAGATCGATCCGAGCGCCCTCGGCGTGCACGAGCGTGATGCCGCCCGCCGGGTCGATGCTGATGGCGTGCGCCTTTTGCGGGATGCCGTCGCCGTTCCTGTCGTGGGGCACGTACAGCGTGAGCACGTCGTCGCCGTCGTCTTTATTGGCGAGCGAGAGAAACGCGCCGCCGTAGCCCGCGAGCATGATCTGCCCCTCGGCTGGGGTGCCGCCGTTGCCACCCGGATTGACGGCACGGTTGATGCGCATGTCGCGCCAGCCGATCGGCGAAAGGCCGCCGTCGACGCGCAGCGCGACCGCCTCGGCGTACCGGTCGCCCTCGGGCGGCAGTGGTCGGCCGATCACGCCGAGCGAGCCATAGGCGACCTGCCCCGCCGCCTGCTCGCCCCCCTCGTCGCTGTCGTCCTCGCCGGTGGCGTCGCCCGAGCCGTCGAGGCGAAACCCGCCGACGGCCGTCACGTTGAACGTGGGCTCGGTGTCGTCACGCGAGAGCGCGCTCGCGACGACTTTCACGAATGCCGCGACGCGATCGAGGGCGCTCATCGTACGAGGGCCGTGGGCGTTTTATCGTCGTCGAGCTCGTCGACGGGCGACGGCAGCGGCGGCGGGATGATCAACCGCTGCGCGAGCTCGGCCCCGAGTCGGCGCGCTTCCGCGAGACCATACCCTCGAATGCGTGCAACATTTGCATCGTGTGCGAGTGCAGATCGAGCGAGTGCTGTTTGCGCATCGAATTGAGTTCGCTCGTGTGCCTCTCGTCCCTCTCGCGCTGCTCTGCACAGTGCCTCTTGGTCTGCTCGATCAAGGCCTCGCTCGAGCAAACGTGCCTCCGATAGAGGAAAAAAATCAGCGAGCCGAGCACGAGGACGAACAGCAAAGAGACGAGCGATTGCGCCCGCAAGGCCTGCACGACGATCTGGTGCTCGAGCATCGTTTGCGAGATCTGCGCCTGCATTAGCGCCGTGACGTCGTCCGTCGGATCCATGGCCCATGCTAACACCTCTGAACGGTAGAGGCGTATCACCTCGCACTGATCGCATTGCTTCTGCCGGGGTATTCACAATTGCCACGCTCCGCGGCGCACGAGAGACAGCCGCGTGACGTCGCCGCTCTGCGCAGCACGGGCCATTTGAACATCCTCGATGTAGAAAGCGCCGAGCACGCCGCCGAGCGGATCGGCGACGACGTCGACGGTCGTGTCGGGCGCCCACGGCACCGGCTCTCGCCCCTCGCGATACGACAGGCCGTCGACCGTGACCGTGAGCCGATCGAGCCCGCGATTGCGCTGTGAAAACTCGCGCGCGACGCGGCGTGTCGCGAGCTCGCGCGTGCGCATGCCCTCGTCGAGAATGGCCGCTCGCCGGCGAAAGCCTCTCGCGATGAGGTCGGCGTTCGTCCGGATCGCCGAGACCTTGGCGCGGGCGACGCCCGCCTTGCCGCCGGTGCCGAACACGCCGAGTTCGGTCGGGGCCTGTGAAACGTCCTGGTCGCGGTCGATCGAAACGATGTTGTTCAGCTGCCCGTCGCGCCGGGCGGTGAGCACCCCGAGCGGCTCTTGCTCGTCGTCGGGTGCGGCGACGACGATTTTGCCGTCGGGGCCATCCCAGTGCATGAACCCGTGGCGACGCAGGTGCCGGTCGGCGGCGGCAAAGCAGGTTTCGGGCGGGTTCACCTTGGCCTCGTCGTCTTTGAGCGGTTCGAGCGCCCGGGGTGGTCTGCCGCCGCGGCTCGTCTTGCCCGTCATGATGTCGCGCGAAACGTCGCCGCGAAAGTCGAAATCGGCCTCGGTGAACCCGAGGTCGGCGTACACGGCGAGGACGAATTGCTTGACGCTCTGCCCCGCCAAACGAATGCCCGCGGGAGCCGAGTGGCAAGCGGCATCCGACAGCCGCGTGCGCACGCAAAATCGCTGCGTCGTGCTCTGCCGCGCGTCGAGCGACGCGGTGAATTGCTCGACCCGACCCGTGAGGCGGCACCGGTCGTTGACGAACACGCGGAACTCGGCGCCGAGCCCGACGAGCTCGGAGAGCCGATCCCACCCCGAATCATCGCCGAGTTCGAAACTGGCCTCGGCGGGCGCCGTGATCGAGGTCGTGAGCGCGAACGCCGTCCAGTCGCGAAAGTTGAAGTCGAGCGTGCTCGCGAGATTGAACCGCCCGCGCGGGGTGCCGTACGCCTCGACGGTGACCGAGTCGAACGGCGATTCGCTCACGGCTTGGCCTTCCGTGCCGGTGGTCGTGTCGCCGCTCGGATCTGCGCCTGCTGGTGCTCGACGTCCGCTCGGGACAGCGGCACGCCGGGCTCGTCGGGGTCGACGACGTCGCTCACGATGTCGACGACCTGCTCGGCCGCGTCGACGGCGGCGGGCGCGCGCCGCAGCAGACCGAGCAGAGTGCGCAGCCACGCCGGCATTAGACGGCCCCCGTCTCGAACACGCGCACGACGTCGCCCTCTTCGAGGTGCATCGGATCGGCGAGCCGCTCGCTGTTCAGGTCGAGCAGCTCGGCGGCGTCTTGCTTGAACCGGGCCGCAATCTCGAACAGATTCGTCCGCACGACGTCGACGACGAACGCCTTGGTGCGCGGGCGCGAGGCGAACTTTTCGTCGGCCGCGCGCGCTTGGGTGTCGAGCAGCCGAGTCAGGTTGCGGAAAAACTCGCTGCCCCGCGGTTCGCTCGCTGTCAGGCCGACGTCGTCGGCGAGCTGCTCTTGCGCGCGCGCAATGCGGCCGAGCGCCGAGCGAGCTCGGTTGACCTGCGATTGCAGATCCGCGACAGACCGCCCGGGTGCGAGCAGCGCCGCCTCGATTTCGGTGGCCAGCTGAAAGAGGCTCACTAGGTCGGCGTCGTGGGCGCCCTCGCGGCTGGCGCTAAACAGCGTTTGCGACGCCTGTTTGAGCATGCTGGCGCGGACGGTCGGCAGCTGGAACGTCGCGGCCGAGACGGCGTCCTCGTTGTCGGACACGAACGTGAGCTGCAGCGTCGCCTCGTCGCGCGCGCCGACGTTCTCGGAGCGGCGATACTTTTCGGCCCGGGCCCGGACGCGTCCAACCGTCGGCAGCGTGAGCGTGCCGGTTTGCCGGGCCTTGAACGCATCGACGATCGCCCGCAGCACGAACGGGTAAAGGGCTCGGTTGTTCGCCTCGAGCCCGGATTCCCGGATCGAATTGTTGAACAGCGCCAGCACGTTGAACTCGATTTCGGTCGCGCCCGTGCTGTCGAGCTTGGCGCCGTCGCGGTAGGGCCGCACGTGCCGGACGATGCGCTGCCCGCCTTCCTCGGTGAGCTCGCCCACGATCGGGAAAAACGCCGCGGGCAGGCTGCCGACCTGGAAGCTCGCAACCGGCATGCTCTCGAAAATGAGCTGCCGCGGCTCGCCGGGCGTGTCGGGCGGCTTGAACACCGCCATCAGAACCCCCCGATCGGCGCGGGTGCCGGCGGTCGTGTGGGCCCGCGGCTGCCTCCGATGCCCCCGCCGCCGCCCATACCGCCACCAGGATTGACGAGCTCGACGCGCTGCACCTGGCCCCGCATGGCGTCGGCGACGGCCTTGCCGACGCCTCTCTGCGCCGCCGCGTCGACGGCAACCGTGGCCTTGCCCTTGGGGTCGGCGCCCGGCGCGACGGGGGTCGAGTTGCCCCCCTTGGCGAGCGACTCGATCTCGCGTTCCTTTTTGGCGAGCAGGCCTTGCAGCTCTTGGATCCGGGCCTCGTTTTGCGCGCGCAGGTTCGGCCCCCCGACGCCGGCGACGGTCGCGATCCCGCCCATCAAGTCTTGGGTGAACCCCGAGATGCCGCTGCCCGCTTCTTTCTCGCGGTCGATGGCCTTGCGCAGCTCCTCGGCCTGCGCGCGTTTGGCGCCGATGCCGCCCGCGTTGGAGCCCGCCTTGGCGAGCGCGACGGCGCTCGAGCCCTGCGCCTCGGCGTTGGCTGCGAACGATTTGTCGATCTGCTCTTTGGCGAGCGCCCCCGCGATGGCGAGGGCCGCGAGCCCGCCCGCGCCCTTGATCAGGTTGCCCGCTTTCATGCCGCCGATCACGTGGGCACCCTCGATGCTGGCGGCGGCCTTGAGCCCGCCTTTCCAGTGCGCCGAGGCGAGTTCGGTGCCCGCCGACACGAGGAACCCCTTGGCGGCACTGCCGCCGACGCCCATGGCGCCCGCGAGCAGCGGGTTTTGCGCGACGAACTTGGCAAACCCGCCGAACGCCTTGGCGATGTCGGGCAGATAGGTCGAGAGCTCCTCGATCGCGTCGATGATTTCGGGGCTCGCGAACGACCGCTCGAGCGTTTCGAGCGCCGCCGTGAGCCGAGCCTGCGGATCGCTCATGCGCGAGGCCGCCTCTTTTTGCAGGTCGGCGCCGTTCAGCGTCGCCTTGCCGAACTCGGCCATGCCGCCATCGAGCACGCCGAGCGCCTTGTCGATCGCAGCCTTGCCCTTGGCCCCGCTCGCTTCCGCGTCTTTCAGTGCCGCCTCGAACGGGTCGGTGAACAGGATGCGCAGCGCCTTTTGCTCCTCGGCCTCGTGCATCGAGCCCTTGAGGGCGTCGAGGCCCTTTTTCCCCATGCCGAGCACCTTGCGCATGCGGCCCATGAGGTCTTTCTCATTGAGCAGCACGTTCGGATTGATGCCGAGCGTTTTGGCGAGGCCCTTGATCTGGTTCTGATCGCCGAGGCTCATCAGGATTTGCTTGATGCCCTTGACCTGCTTGCCGAGGTTACCGAACTCGTCGTCGGTTTTGACGAGTGCGCCGAGCATGAAGTCGAGCCCGCGCCGCCCGCCCATGCCGGCCTGCAAGAGCTCGGCGCCCATCGTCGCGGCGACGTCGGCAAACTCGCTCATCGCGGGCCCGCCCTTTTGCGCGTGCTCGAACACCTGCGCAAAGACGTCGCCCATTTCCTCGGCGGCGACGCCGAATTTCGTATGCAGCTGATCGGCGAGCGTCGTGAGAGTGCCCATCTCGGCGCCCGTCGCCTGCATGGCCTCGCCCATCGTCTCGAGCATGTTGTCGGCGAAGTCGCGATCACCCGTCGCCGCGAATAGCTGCTCGTACGCCTCGGCCATCTCGGCCGTGCGCCGACCCGTCTTGGCCGCCGCCTGCTCGGCGACGCGCTGGATCTCGGTCGCCTTGACCTGCTCGCCCGTGGCCTGGCTCACCCGGAACGCTAGCCGCTTGAACGCGCTGTCGAGCTCGACGGCGCCTTTCAGTGCGCCCGCCACCGTGAACCCGCCGGCGAGCCCCGTAACGAGGCCCATCGCCTTGCTCGCGGTGCCGGCGAGGCTCTTGAGCTCGCTCGTCGCGCCCTTGATGCCATGGCCGAACAGGCCCATGGCTTTGGCGCCCTTCTTACCGGAGCTCTCGGCGGCGTCGCCGGCCTTGCGTAGCTCGACGATATATTGCGAGTCGTCGAGGGTGAGCTTTACGGACGCCTCGCGCTCTGCCACGCGGTGAGCGTATCACGCCCCGAACGTCGGCGGCAGCTTCAGGAGCGACCGCAGCTCGGCGAGCGTTAGCCCGCCGGTGTCGAGGTCTCTGACGATCGCAGCCAAGAGGGTGCGTTCGGAGAGTTGCAGGCTTCCCGTGCCATGAGCAGAATGCAACTGGCCTGCTCGATACCAGGCATAGCGGCTAAAGGGGTGATGTCCGCCCGCCCCCTGATACGCGCGATGATTTGCCACATCTTCTCGCCGTCGAACTCGGCGAACGACGGGTGCAGCATGCGCACCCAAGCGTCGTAACGGCCCCACAGCTCGCCGAGGCTCTGCTGATCGTAAAGCTTGTAAAGGTCCTCGCCGCACGCCGCGTGCTGCGTGAAACCCTCGTCGTCGGCGTCGCGAATCGCGAACGCGAGCAGCTCGTAGTTTTCGAGGACGTCGACGAGGTCGGCGTCGCGGTCGAGATCCAGGTTCAGGCGCTTGGCCCACTCGCGCGAGCTCGTGCGCGCGCGAAAGCGCTGCGGGTTCGTGACATTGCGCAGCATCACGCGCACCTCGTTGATCCCGCCGTCTTTGTTGCGCCGCTTGATGGCCGCCGGCAGGTGCAGGAACCCGTCGCTGCTTTCTTCCACCCCGATCGCTTGCCAGTTTTCGAGGACGAGGCGCACCACCTGCTCGACCTTGTCCTCGCTCACGATGGCACCCCGCCCAGGAATTGAACCCGGCGCGTTAGGTTTTGGAGGCCCACGCGGCGCCTGCACGGGAGAAGGGTCACGGCTTGTCCCCCGCGTCGCTGCCGGCGCCGGGCGACGTCGCCATGCTGGCCGCCCCCTTGATGGCGGCGCGCACGCCGCAGTCTTTCGCCTCGAGCAGCTTTTCGAACATGCGCCGGCTCTGCTCGTTTTCGGGCAGCGTCTTGGCGAGGTCGAGCGCGAGGGCTCGGAACTTGACGCTCACCGCTTGCAGGTGCGGCGGCAGCTGCCTGAACTCGAACCACTCTAGATCTGAAAACACCGTGTGCCTCCGGGTTTGGGGTCTGCTGCGCCCCCGCGGCCCGCGACTAGCCGGCCGTTGACCGCAAGGGACGCGGCGGCGGCGAGCTTAGGCTGCGGCGCGCTGCTTTTCCAGCTTGCCGACGAACTCGATCGAGCCCTTTGTCGCGTCGTCGAGCGGGGCGTCGAGCGTAATCTTGGTGTAAATCCCGTTGTGGGTCAGCACCTTACCGCCGCTCGGCTTGGCCCGCAGCTGGACAATCTTCCCGTCCTGAATGTCTTTGATGTAGTTGCGCTCGAACCCGTTTTCGCCGAGCACGAAATTGAACGAGATGGTGCTCTCGCGCACGCCGAGCGTCACGCCGGCGCCGTCCTCGCGCAGGGTGTGCACTTGCTTGCCGTTGTTCGTGTAGGTCACCTGGTAGTCGGTGACGCGCACGAGGTCGCCATTGCCCTGCGCAATGAACGACTTGGAAAACAGCTCTTGCTCACTATCGGCCATTGGTGCTCCGTGGGTGTCGCCAGAGTACTCGGGCGACGTCGAATGCCGGCGTCGGCGACGCCCGGGGTTACGAGGCTAGCTTTTGCGCCACTACGCCCATCTTGGCGAGGGGCTTGACGATGGCGATCGGAATGAAAATGTCGACCTGGCTCGCGTCCGACGAGTTGATCTCGACGATGAGCTCGCCCGCTTCGATGGTGCTGTCGAGCCGTGCGCCCTCGACGACGCCGAGATTCACGTGCAGACCGAGCCGGCTCTCGACGAACGCCTGCACGTCTTTCCGCTCGGTGACGCCGGCGGGCAAACGGTTCGCGCCGGCGGGCAGATCCGGCGTGATCGACGTGTTCGCGAACTCGACGGGAAGCGCCGTGCGAAGGTCGGCGGCGACGGAATACATGCCGTCGGTGTCTGACAGGTCGAACGCGCGATAGTCGGGCGACGCGCCATTGAGCGAGTGCGTCGTGATGGGCCGCACGAGGAACTTTTCGCCGGTGAGCTGCTCGATGTCGAGCGGCGTCACACCGTTATTGAGCAGCGTCTCGGTCTCGTTCGCCGTGAGCTTGTCGGCGACGGTGTCGCGCGGGCCCTTCAAGAGCAGCTTGTTATTGATCCGGTTGTAGTTCGCCCGGATGGCCACGAACTTCAGCGCGTCGCCCGCCTCGGCGCCGGCGAGCTCGCAGGGCAAATCCTCCCAGTTTTGCCCGTACACATACTCGAAAGCCTCGTTGTTCTTGGCGATGGCGCCGACCTGCACGTTGGCGATCGTGTCGGTGCAGCCCACGACGCCGATCTGCAGTTTGGCTTGATTGCCCGTTTCGTTCCCGTCGATGTGGGTCGCGAGGCGTCCGGGGTTGCTCGTCGCCGAGTTGCTGATCGCGTCCGCGTTCGAGACGCACGCGACGATCCGGCGGTATTCCTTGTTCGATACGTTCGAGAGCGCGGTCGTAAAGTCCGGCTCGAGCGTGCCGCCGGTGAGCGCCGCCGGGTTCACGGAAACCGCGATGCCGCCGCCGCCTGACAGAATCGACGCGTTGATCTTCACGTCGTTGCCCCACAGCCCGGCGAACTTGGCGGTGTAAAGCAGGTTCGGGCTCGCGCCGCCTGCCGTAACGGGCAGGTCGTCGCCGATCGCATTGATGGCTAGCACGGCCCGGGCGTGGAACGCCGCCACGCTCTCGCCGTTGTTCCAGGCGACGTCGACGATTCGCCCGCACACCCGAAAGCGCACGACGCTGTTTTGCGTCGCTGGCCCCGTGAACGTTTGGGTGCCGGTGGCGACGACGCCCGCGGCCGCCGTGGGGGCGACGACATCCACGCTCGCGAGCCCGTGAGCGGCAAACAGCCGCTTGGCGGCGAGGTGCCCGGGCGTGCCGGCTCCGAGCGCGGTGGCGACGTCCTCGGGCCCGAACACGGCCCGAACCTCGGTGTCGGGCGTGATGTTGCCCGCGGCCGACTTGGGGCACGCGATGAGGCCTCGCAGTACGCCCGAGCCGGGGTTTGCTGGCTCGCCGAGCAGATCGACTACGAGGTACAGCCCTGGGGTTTTTACCGTCGACGAGACGGCGACAGGCACGGTCATGTTTTAGACTCCAGCGCTTTAGGTCGGCGCCGAGGGCGTGCCTGCCCCCTGCTGGTTTGCTTCTTTTGCCTCTTGTCGGTTCTGAGCTCGCCACTCGGCCTCGGTCCGCTTGGCGAGCGACTTGTCGCGCAGCGCCCGATCGTACTCCCGCCGATAGCGGCGGTATTCATCGTGCGGGAACGCGACGATGACATCGGGCTGCCAGTCGATCACCGTCGGCTCTTTCGCCCGACGGGTGGCGCCGATGAACGTGCGCGTGCCGTGCCGGGTGACGAGGCTGCCCTCGACAGAGGAAACGAACAACGCGAACGGCGAATCGGCCATCACGGGCAAGCCTACACGAGCGGCGACAACTCGTCGAGGCGTCGCGGTCCTGCAGCGGCGACGTCGCCCATGGACGGCGGCGACTACGGCCCGAGCGGCCCAGGCGGAATGGGCACGCCGATGTCGACGACCGTCGCCGGCGTCGACGGCTCGGGCGCCTCCCGCCCCGGCAGCGCCATCTCGAGGTCAGTGCGGAGCCACGGAACGAACGAGCGGTTATCGACGCGCACGACGAGCCGGTTCAGCCGTAGGGCGAGGGCGTACACGTAAAACCGATCGCCCCGCACGAACCGCGAGCGGTTCAAGATTTCGAGAGACCCGAGGCTCGTGAGCTGCTCGCCGTCGGTGGTGCGTTGCTGGTCGGTGAGCAGCCTCGTCACGGCTTGCATGAGCCGGAGCCCGCTCGCCCGTCGCTTGCTGTCGCTCGACCGGTTGGCGGCGACGATGAACAGCCGATAATTCTCGCTGAACGCGCGCACGCCGTCGGCGAGTCGGGTCGAGCCCTGGTTCGTCCCGGCGGTGCGCCCCTCGGCGGGAAGCGATTGCTGCCACACGAGCATCAGCCCGGGCAGTTGCGAGAGCCGCCCGCCGTGGATATCGCGCTCGAGGGCGGCGGCGTCGAGCTCCTCATAATAGACCACGCGCCGCAGGGCGAGCGCCGTCTCGGCGGCGTCGGCAGCGTCCGTGATGTCCGCGTCGAGCACCGCCGAAAGCGCGAGGCCGTCGAGGGGCGGGTCCCACTTGAACACGGTGCCGGCGGGCATGTTGTGGCGAGCGCCGCCGAGGTTCGAGCGAATGGCGACCGGGAGCGAGCCGCCGGCGGGAATGGTCCACGCGCCGCCCGTCTCGTGGGGCCCGGCCGTGGCGGGGTTTGGGGCGATCTTGAACACGAGGTCGTCAGCGAGCTCGGCGATATTGGTGCCCGTGCCATGCGACAGGACGGGCAAAAGATACATGTTCGGCGGCAGCTCGATGGCCGCGAGCGTGGGGTTGTTGACGGTGACCGTGCCCGTGCCTCGGGTGCCCGTGAGCGGCGACAGCTGCCCGAACATGGCCCGTGCGAGCTGCTCGATGGCGTCGTGATCGACGGGCGTCGTCATGGCATCACTCTGCCGCTCCGGCCATCAGCTGTGCAAGGACGATGTCCGTCGCCTCGCGCTGCGCCGTCTCGAAGTCGATCGCGGTAAAGTCGCGCAGCGGGATCTTACTGCGGGCGCGCTGGCTCACGTGATAGCCGGCATACGGCACGTTCGAAAACGCCTCGGCGGCCATGGCCTCGCTGTACGGCGTAATCGATCCCACCATCACGCCGGAGTCCTGCAAGATTTTGAACACGCCCGAGGCCTGCCGCTTGGCGCGCTTCTCTTTGGTGCTCGGCGCGAGGTCGGGCCATGCCGCGCCGCCGGGAACGGCCCCCTCCTTCTCGAACACCTCGAGCACGCTCGACACGAGGAGTTCGGCGATGACCGGCGTCACCTCGGCGGCGACGCCCGCGCCCGCCGCCTCGAGCTGCCGCATGGCGTCGACGAACGGCCCGAAATCGAGGTCGACCCCCTTGCGCGAGCTGCCGCCCGTGCCGCCGCGCCGGAGGATCGAAAAGCGCGCCATCAGCCGTAGGGTTCGGTGCGGACGGGCTCGGGCAGCGTCGTCGCCGGCGCGCGCGCGGGCTCGACGTATCCCGCCCGCGGCGTGCCCGGCTCGGTCACGATGGCCTTGAGCAGCGTCATTTGCGCCTCGTGCAGCTGCCGCAGCCCGGCGGTGCGGTCGGCGCTGCTGGCGCGCCGCCGGTAGTACGCGGCGCTATTGCGCAGGTCGTTGGCGCGCACGGTCTGCCCCGCGGCGGCCGCCTTGGTGGCGTCGTCCTCGAGCCCGACGGCGGCCTGCTGCAAATCCTCGATCCGTTGTGAGTTGTGCACCGTCAACCTCCCGTTTCAATCCCAGTAATTACCGGCCGCGTCGAAATGCCGCAGCGAGTGGCCGACCCCTTGAATGCATTGCCGGCCCTTGTCGCTCGTGTCGCTGCACCGGTCCTGAATGAGACACGTGCACGGCGCCGCTTCCTCGCCCCCGTGGCAGCGCGGGCAGTGGCCCGTCGACAACTGGCGGCTCTGCCCCCGAACGCGCGCCGCGCGTGCCTGCCCGGGGCCGCCGCGGGCCACGGCGCTAGAACCCCCCGGGGCCGCTCGTGCCCGGGTTGCGGGGGTCGCGGCTGAAAATGAACACCGGCGAGCCGAGGTTCACGTCGCCGCCGACGATCGGATTGTCGCCGGCCTGGTCCTCGAGCCGCGAACGTTTCTCGCCGCGGCTGAACTTTTCGAGCTCTTTGCGAGCGCGCTCGCCGATGGCGTCGTAAGGCCCCTTGCCCTCGGCATCGAGGAACTCTGTTTTTCGCTCGCCGGCGAGCTGCGCGAGGATGCTCGTCGCGTGGCGGCGTAGCGATGCGTCCTCGCTGAGCCCATTGAGCTGCTCGGCGCTAAACCCCTTGCGCAGCAAAACCCCCGTGACCTCGTCGTTCGCGGCGGCGACGGTGTCGTCGACCGTCGTGGCGTCGTCGCCCGTGTCGATGGTGCCGTCGCCGTCCTCGTCGAATAGCTCGATCACCCGGCGGCGACCGAGCTTTCGAACGAGTTCCTCGACCGAGGTCCAGTTAGCCACGCTTTGAGCTTAGCGCGTGAACGGGTTGTCGGGGAGCTTGGCGCCACGCGGCGCGATCACGGCATTGCGCGTTGCCTCGATCTCGCGAATGAGGTCGTGCGGCAAGCCGTTGACGGGGGTGCCGCTCGCGACGTCGGCTCGCCGGTTCTTGTACAAGCCCGACCAGTTGTAACGCACGACCGGCACGTCGTCGCCGACGGGTTGCTGCGGGTCGGGCCTCGCGCTGAAAGCCTCTTTGCTTTCCTTCACGAACGCTTTGGGTTCCTCGACGGGCGCGACTCGCTGCGTTGCGCCGCCGTCCGTCGGGGGATTCTGCGGGGGCAGAACGCCGCCGACACCGCCCGGGGGCGGGCTCGCGAGGCTGCTTTGGCCACCGCTTGCCGGCAGGTCGAGCCCGGGCGCTGCGCCGATTGACGAGGCGCCGGCAGTGGGCGCGCCGCCCTCGGTGGACGGTACGGCGGGCGGCGGGGTGGGTGCTTTGTTGGCCATCTTGGCGTTGCTCCTATTGAGGTTGACAGCGTGCAGACTACCAGAAAAGCGACGGGCCGCCCTAACCGAAAGGCGGCCCGTCTTTTCGCGCTGAGCGCGCTCGAATGGCTTACGCGCGCGTGTTCAGGATGAGCGCGCCGACGTTGTTCGCGATGAACCGGGGGTCCTCGCTGTAACCGCTCACCATCATTTGCCCCGCGTGCAGACCGCGGCCGGGCACCTCGAACTCGCGAGTGATAAACCCGGTGCCGCTCGGGCCATTGAACCGCCACGTCACGGCCGTTTGAATGTCCTCGGGGTTCTTGTCGCCACCCGGGGGGGTGCGCGTGCCGACGACGGTTTCGCCCATGATGTAGCCGATCGCGCCCGTGGTCTCGTTCAGCACCTTGCCGCTCACCTTGTGGATCGGCGCGATACCCGGGATCACGATGTCATTCTGCCGCTGCGCGATGTCCGGGCTCGGGGCGTTGTCGCCGAGCATTTGACGCATGTGCTCGCGCACGTTCGCGTTCAGCAGAAAGTTATTGAAATCGATCGGGCTCATCCACCAGTCGGTGATGGGCATCACGCTCGCCTCGTCGGCACGCAAGAGGTCGAGAATCGGGTTACCCGTCGCGGTATCCCACTCGAGGCCGCCGCCGATGGTGCGCACGTTCGCGGCGGTCCAGTTGCCGGTCGTCGTGAGCAGACCGGTCGCACCGAAAATGCGCACCTCACGCTCGAGCGCGAGCGCCCACCGGATGCGACGCGCGAGCGCCTGCCGGGGGTCGAACGCCTTGGTCGCCGTGTGCTGCGTTACGTTCGGGATGAACCCGCCGATGGCGCGGTCGACGCACAGATACGTGCGCAGAATCGTCTCGGGGTCGACCTCGTTGATCGCCGACTGAGTCGAGGCGAGCACGTTCACGACGCGGAACGCGTTGTTTTCCGTGAAGGTGCGGAACTGATCGGTCAGCTGCGGCACCGAGATAATCGGCACGGCCTCGTCGGCACGGAACTCGGCGGGCGCGTAGCCCGCGAGATAGGTGTCGATCTCCTCGGCAACGTGCACGTCCTGCGGCTGCAGAGCGAGCATGAGGGTCTGACCGCGCATGCCGACGCCGGCGACGTCGGCGGCGAGCTGCACCGCGATCGACTGCCGCCCGCCGTAGGACGCGAGCGGGTTCACCCCGTGCTGCTGCATGCTCTGAAGCATGTGGCCGAGGCCCGGCATGCCGCCGGGGGGCATGCCTTGGGTGAGCCAACCGCCGGGCTGCTGCCCGTGGGTCTGCGCGAGCAGGCGGGCAATGTCGCCCGTGAGCGTGCCGTTCCCGAGAGGCATGAGCCCCGCGTTTTGAGACATCCCGAAAATGTTTTGCATGATGGCTTGTGGTCCTCGGCGGTGGTGCGGGGGTGGGATTACGGCGCGACCTGCGGCTGATCGCAGAGCTCGACCTCGAGCACCTGGTCGGCGGCGCTGGTCGACGTGACGGTGCGCCCCATGACGTTGTTGGTAGCCGTCGCGAGGATGGCTCGCCCGGTGGCGTCGCTCATGACGTTGACGTTTTTCGCGACCGCAGCGCCCGACGCGATCGTCGCCTTGCCCTTGGTCTGAATGTCGCCGGCCGCGTTGTTCGCGATGGCCTGCATGGTGACGCCGAAATACGGCGCCGTGGCGGCAGCGGCTTGCGCCACCTGATCGATGGCAGCGCCTTGCACGACGATCCGGTTCACGGCGATCGTCGAGCCGCTCAAGTTCAGGCCGGGCCTTACGGCACCGTCCGGAACGATTCGCCTTGGTTCGGGCATTTTCTTGCTCCTAGAGGGTAGGGACTAACGCGTTCAAAATGTGGATCTGGTTGGGTGCGGCGAACGCTCTCGCGCTCAAGCCGCTTGGCGGTGCGCCTTGCGCCACTGACTCGCGCGCGAGACCTGGACGCCCCACGACTGCTCGCGGAACTTGGGGTCTTTCGAGCTCAGATAGCTGATGATCTGCTCGGTCTCGTTGCGCCCGCTGAACGTGGACAAGTCGACGGCCTCGGTCTGCCCCTGCGCGGGCCCTGCGGGCGGCAGCTGCAAGGGACGGCCGCCGAGCGCCATCGGCTGCGGGTAACCGGGCACCGGCAGCGGCGCGGGGTATTGCACGTGGGAGCCCTGCGCGCCCGGGCCAGCGACGAACGTTGCCGTCAAGTGCTGCTGCGCCGGGTTCGTGTTCACGCCGTAGTGAAACAGGAACGACTGACGCCCGCGCTCGCGCGCTTGGCGCACCTCGGCGACGTCCTTCTGCTTTTCAGCAGACAGCTTTTTGATCTCGGCCGCGACGGCGTCGTTGCGGTGCGCGGTGAGGCCGAGCACGAGGCTCGGATCGGCGAACCGCTTGGCGCTGAACGCCGCAGCGACGTCTTGCTGCGCAACGGCCTCGTCGGCCTGCTCGTCGCCGCGCATGATCGAGTCGAGCTTGGCGGTGAGCTCTTGCAGCGACACGCGCGCTTTCATGAGGTCGGCAACACCCGGCAGCGCCTCGGCGGCGGTCGTGAACCCGAGGGCTTTGAGCAGCCCCGCGAGGTCGTTGCCATTCGTCGCCGCGTTCTCCGCAGCTTTGATGACCGAGCCGTCGTCGGCCGCGGGCATGATGTGGAAAATGTTGCAGAGGCGAGTTCGGGATTCGGGCGTCATGGGCTCCACTCGATCGGGTTGTGGTGGGCCGCCCTCGTGTGCCTCCGCGAGCTGCGCCCTAGGTTGTACAACGTTCGCCGGAACTTGGCCAGCTGCGCGGTTTGCTGCCGCGATGGGGGCCAGGTCCCGCACAAACGGGTGATTCGTGAACGCGATCGAAGTGAGCACGGCGCCGATGGCCTCGCCCGACACGGGGTGCACACCCGCGGGGTTCCAGGCGATCGACACGCTCTCGTATTGCTCGGTTTCGATGTAGTGCCGCGCGAGCGGCAGGATTTTGGAGAGGGCGAACAGCGCCGCCCGACCGTCGGCGAGCTGCCGCACCTCGACGTCGAGCACCCAGCCTTGCGCCGGCACGCCCTTGTCGGGGATCGAGCCCTCCCAGGGGGCCATCTCCGAGGCGTGCTCGAAATCGTACTGAATGACTTTCGACCATGGCCCCGACAGCTCGGCGCCGTCGACGACGACGGGCCCGACGTCGGCCTGCGGGTTGCGATACTTCGGATCGCGCCGCAGGTTCGCCACCATCGTCGCGAACGTTTGCGCGGTGAGCTCGAACTCGCCTTGATGGTGGCCGCGATACACGCCGGTATTGGCGACGTGAATCCACTTGTACTCGGGGCACGTCTTGCCCGTGGGCGCCGGCGCCGTTGGCACCTGGTCGTTCGCCGGCGGGGGCGACGGCAAGACATCGGCGAGCCGCGTCAGGTCGCCAAAGAACGTTGCCCGGTTCTCGTACCGGCGTGCTGCCGCCATTGAGCGACAGGCTACGCGCAGTGTTTCATTTCGGCAAGCGGGGCGTTGGCTCGTCGCTCGGCGCCGGCAGCGACGTCGATCGTTTCGTGATCGGCATGCCGTCCTCGTCGAACCGTCGCGCGTCGCTCGGCGTCGGATCGTCGCCGATGAGGTCGTCGGCGAGGCCCTCGCCCTTGGGGTCGCGTCGTCGCTTGCGCTTCATATCCCGAGCTCTTTTTTCATGATCTCGACCGACTTGCCCTTTTTCAGCGGCATGCGCAGGTCCGAAATGAAACTAGGTCCGTTCAGCAGATAGTCTTTCCCCACTTTTCGCTCGCCCGCCATCGTGATCGCGATGTCGCGCATCGACTTGATGCCGGTCGTCATGGCGTCGACGGCCGCGGTCGTAAAGCCTTCCTCGTGCAGCCAATCCCGGAAACGGCCCACCCACACCGGCAGCGCTTTGCGGGTGCACTCAAAGCCTAGCTTTGGCCAGTAGTACTGTCCAATCCAGGCGGCATCGAGCCGAATCTCGTCGATGCCGAGCCGCTCGTACGCGCGCACCTGGTCGGCGATCACCCGGGCGCCCATTCCGCCGCCCTGCAATTCTTTGTCCAGGGTGAGCAGGTCGTGCTTTACGACGGTCTTTTTGCCATTCCGGCTGAATGTGCGCATGAGTCGCACGACGGGCCTGCCCGAGATCTCGGCGCCCGAGTAAATGCGCATGTCGAGCACGACGTCGTCGCCTTGCCTCATCATGTCGGCGACCCGCGCGCCCGGCAGCTCGGCGAACGCCGCTCGCCCGAAAAACGCATCGACGTCCTGCGCCGCCACGTCGCCGACGACGGCTCGCAGCTGCCGGCTGGCGTTGTCGTCCGCTCGCACGCCGATCGACTCGAGGTGCTGGGCGAGTCCAGCCTCGTCGAGCGAGGCCCTCGGCGACGGGGGCGGCGTCGGAGCGGGGGCCCGCCGCCGCGGCAGGGCGGGCGCTCGTGGGGCGCTTGGCGCGGGCGCAGCTGCCGCCGGCTCGACGTCGTTGGCTGCCGGTATGCTGCGCACGATGGGCACGTCGAGCAGCCCCGAGAACCCCGATGCAAAGCCGGGGTCGGGCAGCCCCCGCACGCTCGACCCGCTCGTGATGCCGATCGCCTCGGCCTGCGCCTGCGAGAGCGAGCGGACCCTGCACCGGCACTGGTAACCGAAAGGCGGGTAGGCCTCGCGCCAGAACGGATCGTCGGCGCGTAGCACGATACCGTGCGCCGCTTGGTGCGTCTTGCGCTGCCGCGGCGGGCCGTCGTTGACGGTGAGGATCTGCCAGTACGGCCGAGCTCGCAACACCGCGGGCTGGCTCATCTGGCGAGCTCGGCCCGAATTGTACGCGCCGAGCACGTTCGTTCGGAGCACGTTCTCGGCGTGGCTCGGGTTCTGCGGGGTCCAGCCCGCGCTTTTCAGCCGAGCGAGCGCGTGCTTTTTGAAGTCGCGAAGCTCGGCGCCCTGCGCGACTTGCCGCGCGAGCTCTCGCTTGACCGTGCGAGCGACGTCTTTCGTCACGGTGCCGGCGACGGTGAACGCTCGGCGCTGCGCGGCGCGATCCATCTGGTCGAACACGTCGCGCGTGACGACCTCGCGCGAGAGGAACTCGGCCTCGGCGACGTGCTGCGAGCGCTTCGCGAACGCCGGATCGGTGTCGTTGTCCGGCTTGGGATCGCGCAAGAGCACCTTGATGGCGCGGCCCGTGTCCGCCTCGAAATCAGCGTCGAGAGCGCCAAGCCACTGCCCTTGCTTTAGCTCGCGCTCGAGCGGCAGCTGAAAGACGCGCCGGGGCCATGCGCGCTCGGCGGCGTCGATGGCCTTGCGGATCGCTTTCGGCGTCGACTTATCGCCGATGCGCTTGACGATCGAGAGACCGAACGCGGCCGTCGATTTGGCGAGCATGGCCGTGCCGCGCTCGACGAGGGCGTCGGGTGACCCGAACGTCGAGCTCGGCTGCGCCGCGCACCGGATGACGAGCGCCATTCAAGGATCCGGTGCAACCAAATCGCGCAGCTGCGCGAGCGTCATTTTGAGCATGCGCGCGACGTCGCGCGGGGGCAGGCCCTTGCGTTTCGGCGGGTTGCCATTGAGCCGCGCTCGGGCGACTTGTCGACGCATAGCGACGGCCTGGTTCAACGGCAAGTTTGCGACGATCCGAACGAGCCGCGCGAGCCCGAGCGGAAGCGGCCTGTCGGCTTTGAGGTGGATCCTCATGTGCGCACCGCTTGAATGATCAGCTTGCCGGCGACGCCGCGGTCGCTGCGGCGCACGAACAGCGACCCGCCCGCGGGCACGGCGCGCGTGTCGGTATCATTGTTGTACGTCGTTCCGGCGCCCGCTGCCGCCATTGCGCTCGTGAGCGCCGCGCCGCCGCCGCCTGCCGTGTCGCGCGCTTGCACCGTGGCGCCTCCGATCCCCGTCGTCGTGATGCAGTGCGCGCCCTGAATCTTGAACGCGAACGGCGCGTCGGCGTTGTATTTCGTCACGTCGTCGGGGGTGCCCGCCGCGCCGGCGACGAACGGCACCTCGATCATGAACGGCACCGCGATGCCCGCGGCCTCGACGGCGAGCCCCGCCGGGCGAATGACGGCTTGCACCTTGCCGCGCTTGCGCGGCTGGAACATGACCATGCCGCCGATGCTGCGGCCGTTGATGTCGGCGAGATACGACACGGCGCCGGGGTCCTCGGTCGTCGCCTGGCTCAGTGTCTTGTGCCCGTAGATCAGCGTGCCGTCGATGTTGGTCGCGCCGGGCACGACGTCTTGCCCCACGCCCGTGTAGCCCGCTGCGAAGCTGACCAGCGTGTTCGTGTCGATGGCCGTGCCGACGGTGAGAATGCAAAGATAGTCCGCGGGGCCGCTGCCACCGTTCGTGCTCGCGACGTCGTTGCTCGTGGCGGTCTGCAGCGTCATGACCGTGAGCGCCGACATCACTGGCGTGAGGTCAAAGTTCGCGTCGTCGATCACGAAATAGCGCACGCTTAGGCCGCTCGCGACGCTCGTAACGAAATCCACGTCGGCAGTGATGGCCTCGACCGACTCGTCGACCTCGAGCCAATACCAAGCCTTGCGGTGGTTGGCGTTGCTCGTCGTTGCGAGCAGCTGCCACGGGCGCTCGGTCGGCGTCGTGAGCGTGGCGAGCACGCCCGTATTGACTACCGCGAGCACGCCCTGCCGGTTCACCGCGGGGGGCATCGGCCCGGCGTGGTTCGTTGTCAGAGCGTCGAACAGCACCGGCAGTTCGAACGCAATCGACGGCGCGCGCCCGAACGCGATCGACTCCTCGTAAGCGAAGTCGAGCCCGAACAGATCCTCGATGAACTCGGCCTCGGGCTCGTCGGGCGAGTCGAAACGGTTGCCGACGAACGTGCCGCCCGCGATGGCCGAGCTCGCCTCGAGTTCGAAGCTGCCGGCGGGCAATGGCGCGACCACGTAGTGAATCGCGCCCGAGCGCCGCGAGGCGGAAAACGACCAGGTGACGGGCGACAGAATGCCCGACCGCTGGTGCTGCCGCGCGAACCCCATCGTTATGCCATGCCCGCCCGTGCTGCTCGCGATCGACTGCTGCCCCTGCCCGTCGGCGTAGCCCGCCGGGAAGCCTGTCACGGTCATCGCCGAGTTGTTCGTGCCGACGAACGCGCCAAAAAACCCGTTCGCCTCGCCCCACGGGGCGACGAGGAAACTCACCGTTCGCGTGGCGCCGCTCGTCGTGCTCGTGCCGGCGCGCGCTTTGGCGGGCAGCGTCGTGTGGGTGTCGCGCAGGATCCAGACGCGCCCCGCGATGGCGAGCGGCAGCGCGAGCGCGATGTTCAGGGTGTTGCCCGGGTCGTTCGCACCGCTCAAGTGAATGAGCTCGATCGCGTCGGTGCAGCCGACGCCGTTGACGGCCGTGCTCTCGCCCGACATGCGCGTAAAGTTCGCCGGCAGCGTGAGCGCCGACGCGCCGAAACTGAGCCCCGTCGTGTAGAGCTCGATCACGATCCGGTCGCCGTTCTGCCGGAGTGCCGAGATTGGCACGGGGTGCGACGCCAAGAGCACGCCCGCCGAGTCGAACGAATATTCGGCGACGACGACGACCGGCGGCGCGGCGAGGCTGCGGAGATCAACGACCCACGCGATCCCGGCTCCGGCGAGCAGCGACAGCTGCCAGCGACGCGCAGGGGCGAGCGTGTCGAGGATGTTCGCGTTGACGGTGCCGGCCTCGTAATCGGTTAGCGCGACCGAGACGAACCCGCCAACCGAGTAGACCCAACGGTGCGTCGCCGTGTCGAGCGTCACGCGCGCGAGCGGCAGATCGGGGTGGGCCGTGACGAGCAGAAACTCGGCGTCGAGGGGGCCACCGTCGGGGCCTGTCGGACCGGTTGCGCCGGTTGCACCGTTCGCCCCTGCCGGTCCAGTGGGCCCCGTGGGTCCAGCCGGACCGGTGTCGCCCGGCTGCCCGCGCGTGCCCATGCCGCCGCCGCGTCCGCGCGCCCCTGCGGGCCCCGTGGGTCCAGCGGGACCGGTGTCGCCCGTCGCACCGCGAACGCCCTGCAAGCCCTGCGGGCCCATTGGACCGGTAGCGCCCTCGGGCCCGGTGTCGCCGCGCTCGCCGCGTGGCCCGGTCGCGCCGCGCTCGCCGTCGAGGCCCTGCGGTCCGCGCTCGCCGGGCTCGACCCGCGCC